CAACAGGATGCATTGAGCTGCAGGGAGCCTCTATTGGCGATCAGGACGGAAAAGGATATTCTGCAGCAAGTATGAATATAGGAACAGGAACAATTGTTGAAGATGCAAGTTGTGATCCTTTTATAACATTAGGCGTCCTTGATGATTCTGCTCCGGCAGAGAAGTGGACGGTAAGATGCGTGAGCGTTGTAAGAGATTCGAACGGAGATCCAATTCCTGGATTGGCCACATTTAGCGTTACAGGATCCGAGTCTGGACAGATTTATGATTCTGCAGGAAGCCCGATGGCCTTTCACAGTTCATATTACACCAGTGGAGATGGCGCAATTTCTGGAACTTCAGACGAATGCACAGATGGGTTCGTTGTAGCTTACGGAGATACAACTACAGATGCATTCCCGCAGGGTTATTTGTTTTTAAAGTCTGGGGACGAAACAGATACTACGACTGATACTTTTGTTATTCCCGGTGCTGATCTTCCCACTCAGGGCCAGGCGATGGCTGGAGACTTTCTGTGTATAGATGGTTATGCAGGATACGAGATAGAAAATATAGAATATGACGGAGTAGACACAACAATAACCCTTACGACAGATAGTCTTGTAGGCACCTCTGTTGGTGATTGGACAGATATTGATTGGGACATTCGTGCGACAAACCTGCTGATAGATGATCCAACCGTGGAACACGGAGCTACAGACGGAGCCCCAGTTGATTCTGAGGGCACAGCCGATGAGGGAAGCTTTACCAGCGGCGATGTAGGAAAGACTGTAGTGATGTGTGCCGGAACAAACTTTAACGGAGGCAGATACACTGTTAGTGCAATTACCTCAACCAGAAGGCTCAGGCTTCATGCTCTTGACGATGAAAGCACAGGCCTTCCAGACTTAGAGGGTACGGGCGGTTTATCAGACACAGGTCTTACATTCCATATGTTAGAAAATAATGGAATTTTACTATTAGGAATAGAAGAGGGTGCGGTTCCATTCGAGGTGGGGGATAAGTTCTATATTGATGTAAACTCAAGAGCTTTGGCTTTGGGCGATAATTTAGAAGCAAAATACATTTTCGAAGGCGATCTTAATGATCCACAGTTTTTTACTGATGCTAATTCATTATTTACGAAGCATGGAAACCCGAGTGAGGATAATACTCTTTCTCTTGGATCACAGATGGCTATGGAAAATGGAGCGCCTGCAATTCTTGCGCTTCAATGCAAGCCTGCAATCCCAAGAAGAACGACTACAACTCTATTGGAAGAAAGAGACTCTTTGGGAGTGGGTGGATTTCCAGATTGTGGATCTGGCTGTGAGGTTGATGATCTTAGATTTGTTATCTCAAGGCCAATCACAGGCCTTAGAAATGGCCGACCTGATGCAGACTCTAGAGTTAACATCTTTATTGTAAGAGATGGCGAAGAAACACAGGTTTTCCCGAATAAAGTAGACTTTTATAACTCTCAGCTTGAAACAGATACACAGCAATACAATTGGATAGGAAGCTCTGATAATGCCTTCTCATATACGGTTGTGAATGCAGATGAAGACATTGTTGGAAATGGAATAGAGGGCGAAATCGCTAAAGATGATGATGGGTTTTATTTTGCAACTCCAGAGTTTGATTTTGACGGAGAACATGTTGGAATGACAATTGTTATTACAAGCATGGAAAAGGCTAGCGAAGATTGGGATAGCAGAACGGCTTTGATGAGTAAAGAGGATGTCTCTGATGCCCTGGGGCTGGATAATGATGGAGTTGATGAGGTCGAGCTTACAATAAGCGCAGTAACAGATGATTCAAAAGCATATGTTGTTAGAGGCAGTGATGGCGAAAAGATAGTCTCCTCCTTTGAGTGGGAAGATGTTAACTTCTTTATCAAGGATCCTTCTAGCACCCCTGATGATGCTTGCCTTCTTCTTCATGAAGATCTCGTAACTAGCGGCGTTCTTCAGGACGGTGATGGTCTTAAGATTTCTTATGTAGACGAAAATGATTCAGATTATTTTGATACAAATTGGTTTAACGCGCTTGAGGCGCTTGAGGCTGCGGATGCTCAAATCATCGTACCTCTTCCAACTCAGGCTATTTCTTCAATCTTTAGAGCAACAGTTAATCATTGTGAGAACATGAGTTCTGTTGCAAACAGGATGGAGAGGGTGGCATTTATCGGAGCGCAAATGGGGGTTTCAGCCGCTGCTTTAATCGGAACAGAAGAGGTTGCGGTCGAAGATATCGGAATTCTTGAGGGAATTCAGGGAGATGACCCGGAAGAGATTCTTGATGATAATGTGGAAGATCTTGTAAACTTCAAGTTGAGCGATAATTATACAAGCAATAGATGTGTTTACATGTTCCCAGATACAATCGTTAGAAATGTAAATGGGACAAATGTTAATCTACATGGATTCTATATGGCCGCTGCAGCTTCTGGATGGCTATCGGCAAGACAGAATGTAGCTCTTCCGTTAACATACAAGACATTATCTGGTTTTTCATTAACCAGAGATAAGATTTTTAGGCCTGTCATTCTGAATGGTCTCGGTAACGTGGGCGCAACAGTTGTTGAGCCAGTAACCGGAGGCGGAAAAGTTTTGGCAGGCAGAACAACAAGTCAATCAGGATTTGTTGAGGATGAAGAAATCTCTATTATCTTCATTAGAGACACCGTTAAGCGAGTTCTTAGAAATTCTCTTAAAGGATTTATAGGCGGAGTGCAAAGTGGAGATACAAACAACCTTGTTGGAGCTAGGGTTAGTTCGATTATGTCGGCGCTAATTGCTCAAGGGTTAGTTACTCAGTATAAGAATGTTAGGGTCGAACAAGATAAGGTTGACCCAAGACAGATCAATGTATTTTTACAGTTCTCTCCGGCTTATCCTATAAATTACATCTTTATAGATATAGAAGTCGGGGTTATATAATAGGAGAAAATAATGGCGGATTATCCAAATACATCAACTTTATTTGACAGCGCTACAATTACAGGCGCAAAGACCAGAACCGGTCTATCAACGCAGGTTATTGTTTATGTCAATGGCGAGCCAGTTGGCGCAATTCAGTCTTTTCAAGAGACTCAATCAAGATCTAATAAGCCTATTTCAGAGGTTGGAACCGATGGTATAATTGAGTTGGTTCCTCAATCTCCAGCAAAATTCACTCTGCAGGTTAATAGGATCGTATTTGATGGTTTATCTTTGCCTGAGTCTTTTGCTAGAGGATTCAAGAATATTCATGCTCAAAGAATGCCTTTTGATATAGTGGTTATTGATAAATTCACAGGAGACGGCGATGATGCGGTTATAACAACATATCATAATTGTTGGTTCAATAACCTATCAAAGACTTATCAAACTTCCGATTATACTATTGCAGAAACTGCTGGTATTGATTGTGAGTTCATATCTTCCAAGCGAGCACACGAGCCTGTTGCAAACAGCCAGGGTGTTGGTGGCAGCAGAGAGGTCGATGCTTCCAAGATCGACAAGGATGCCGTCGAGCAGGCTACGGACATGGGCGACCGCAGAGGTCCTCTCGACTTCCCGGGCCTTATCTCAGCAGCTTATAGTTGATATATAAAAATTAAACTAAACTATAAAGACACCATCTTTTTAAAAAGATGGTGTTTTTTGTTTATATAAAGTAAAATAATATAGCATTTTTTAGTATAACTAAAGAAAGGAGACTCAATGCCAAAGAGAACCGCCACGATTAGTCGTTCTAATGATACAAGAAATGAAGAAGATAGCCTAGAAGAGATCGAGCCCACTGTAGACGATAATCCACAAGAAGAAAAAAATGAAACAATGCTCGGTCTAGACGATTTAAAAAGTTTAATTTTCTTAGGAAAATTAAATAAAGTTATAGATATATCTGGATACAAATTTGTTGTAACAACATTGTCTACAAAACAGCAAAAAGATATTATGAAGACGGTGATGAAATTTGATCAGTTAGATAGGTTGCTTGACATAAAGCCTGTTACTGTTTCTTATGTTATTGAGTCGGTAAACGGAGTTCCCCTGGAAGACCTTTGTACAGATGATGAGATAGAGGATGTTACAGAGAGAAGGCTAGATGTTGTTCTAAGTATGCAATCGGTTGTTATAGAAAAAGTTTATCAAGTATACGAACAGTTGGTAGTAGCTTCTAATGAAGAAGTTGGTTTAGAAGATTTAAAAGTATAACCGAGGAGCCAATCAGCAGGCTCCGCTGGGCTCTATGCAAAGCGTGGAGTTGTACCTCTGATGATGAGCGTTTTGATGATATAAACGAAGCTCAATGGCTTTGGTATGCTCAGATGCTACAAGAGGATGAAAGAAATAGATATGAATACAACCTAGACCTTGCTGAATATTTGGCTTCGTTCTGGAATTCTGAAGCTGTACAAAAAATTAGAAATCTTAGAGATTCTAAAGATGACGATAGATTCGCTTCAGATGAAGAATTCGAAAGACAAATACTTGCAGAAGAGTTTAGAAGGAATGATGAATTGGTTCAATCTATTAGAGGTAGACATAAAAATACTAATTTACAAGGTAATACTGAAGATAGACCTAGAGACGCTAGGAATACGAGGATGCCCAAAGATATGTCTAGATTGTTTAATATAGCAAAGGATAAATAAAAGAAAATGAACAGTCGTGAAGCAGAAGAAATGCGGCTTCTTACTGAGGCCCTCAAAGAGGCTCGTGCGGAGGCAGGCCGGACACGCGATGCAGCAAATCAGGTAAATACTGCTTTTAATAGTTTGTTCAATCTTGGCTCAAAGCTTGGAAACTCTGAGGTTGGCGGCATGACGCCCGCCTTTGAGCAGGCGGCTGAATCAATAAAGAGTATGACCGATGCTGGGGCTGGTTCTCTTAACTTTCTTGGAAACATGGCTTCAAAGATTCCGGGCGTTGGAAGTGCAGCAAATGCTCTTTTCAAGGCAATGTCGGTTGGGACGGCTGTTCTTGGACAGATAGGCGAAGGGGCAATAAAAGCAGGCGAGTTATTAGCAGAAACCTTCGATGGGCCATCTAGAGCTTTAAGGGCTTATGATAAAACAGTATTTGATTTAGGAAAGCAGTTTGGAAGTACGATTGGCGAAGCTGAAAAGTTTGCAGATGGATTAAGGCAAGAAACGGCAAGTCAGTTTGCACAATCTTTGTATATTACAAAAGATAATATGACAGAATTTATGAAGGCCACCGAGGGCACCAGCTTATCATTAGAGCAGTTGAACAAAAGAGTTGATACAGGGCTTGGGTCAACGACTCTTTATGCAGTCGCTACAGCTCAAGCTGCAGCTATGGGTGTAAGTGCAACAACGGCAGCTGGATATTTTAATACAGCTATAAATAAGCAGGGAAAAAGCGCACAAGAAGCATCAGAAATGATTGCAGGGTTTAGTGCGGTTGCAAAAGAAACTGGATTAACCGCCTCCAAGGTTGCGGGAACTTTGAATAACGCAGTTTCAGGCTTTGAAAAGCTTGGAATGTCAGCAGACTTTGGAAGGCCAATTTTGGAAGGGTTTGGCCAAACAATGGATGATATGGGTCTTGGAATTGAAAACGCTATAGGTCTAACAGAGACTTTGACCAAAGCATTGGCCGGATTAACTACGAATTATGCAAATGCTTATCTTGTTTTTCAAAGAGGAGGACTGGACAT